CGGGTGATTTCCGGCAGCACCTTTAATAAGTCTTCAGCTTTCACGCTGGCTGTAACAAATGTGCGCCGAGGATGCTCTTCGCTGATCAACTCTTCTAGGTACTCAAACCGTCGTCCGTTCAGTTCGTTCACGACGCGACGCAGGAATTCCATCGTGAGTTCCGACATCGTGAGAGTGTACTGACCGAGAAGCACCATTTCCGAATTCTAGCCCATGTCTGACGCCCTTCCCTTCGGTTTTGTGGGCCCAAGTTACACTGCAATTAGCCCCACGATTGACAACGAACTTAGCATGAACTGCTACGTCGAGCAGTCGGAGTCGGAAGGCGCGGCCACGCCGAAAGCGCTCTTACAAACTCCGGGCCGGAAAGTTTTCGCGACACTGCCAGAAGGCGCCGTGCCGGGCGGCTTCACCGTCAACGGCCGCACATTTTTCGCGGCCTCGAATCTCTGGGAACTCGACGCCTCGGGAGCGCAGATCAATCGCGGATCGCTCGGCTTGGCTCCGACCCTCGTGACGCGCATCACCGCGAACGAGACGCAGCTCGTCGTTTCGAACAATGGCGACCTGTTCGTGCTCACCCTCGGGACCAACGCTTTCGTTGCCGTCAATATGGCGCAGTTCAACGGGCCGGTTCTCACCATCGACTTCTGCGACGGCTACATCATCGCGGTGCTGATCAACTCGCATACGTTCCAGGTCTCGGCCTTGGAAGATGCCACGACCTGGTCGGGGCTCGATATCGCGACGCTTTCGTATTTCCCCGACAACATCGTGAGCATGATCTGCGATCACCGCCAGATTCAATTCTCCTCGGCGAAAAAATCTCTCTGGTACTACAACGGCGGCGCGGGCTTCCCCGTCTTCATCCCGATTCAGGGAGCGTTCGCGGAAGTGGGTAGCGGCGCGACGTTCTCGATCGTGCAGGCCGACGAGTCGGTTTTCTGGCTGTCCCAGGACGAACGCGGCGCGCTGGTCGCGATGGTCGCGAACGGATTCAATGGCCAGCGCGTCTCGACGCATGCCATTGAGTTCGCCTGGCAGCAGTACCCAACATCGGACGATGCGATCGGATGGAGTTACCAGGAAAACGGCCACACTTTTTGGGTGATCTATTTCCCCACTGCGAACGCGACCTGGGTCTATGACATCTCTTCGCAGCTCTGGCACCAGCGTGGTTACTGGATCGAGACGAATGGCACCTACATCGCCGATCGCGCCATGTGCCACACCTACAATTTCGGAAAGCACCTGGTCGGCGATTGGGCGAGTGGAAACGTCTACATTCTCAGTTCGATGTTCCTCGACGACGCCGGCAACACGATCCGGGGCTGGCGCAGAACGCCGACGACGGGCAAAGCGAACAAGTGGGTGTATTTCGAGCAGATCGAATTTGTGCTGGGCACTGGACTCGCGACGCCGGTCCCGCTCTTTGATGGGGATGGCAATCCCCGGGCGCCTCAGCTGATGCTGCGCTGGTCAAACGACAGCGGCAAGACCTGGTCGAAGACTTATTTTCTGAGCGTCGGGCTGCAGGGCGAATACAAAAAGCGCGTGATCAAGCGCATGCTCGGCCGCGCCCGCAAGCGCGTCTGGGACGTCACCTGGTCCGATCCCTATCCCTGGTATTTCACCGAAGCGTTTTTCGAGGCGAAGGTGCAGGCGAACTGAGTACCATCCCTCTATGAACTTGACTCCTCTCCAAGCCGAGAAGTTCGCGCGTAAGTTGATCTCGGATCTCGTGCCCGGCAGTGCTCCCTTGCAGACCCTCCCCGAGAACGACCCAATTCTAATCGGGGGCGGACAAGCCCGCGTTTTTCGTAATTGCGGATTTGGAACAGACCTGCGTGGAGCCGTGACGAAAGGGCGTGTGCGCGAGGCGGCTCTTATCCTGGCTCGGGAAATTAAGAGGCGTGGGGTGAATCGGTGGACGCTGGAATTCCGTCGCACATTTGATCCCCTGCGTAAACGCACTCTGACGCGACTGGAGATCCTGATCAATCGGCCAGTCTGATGTCCACCACACAGACCATGCCGCCACCGCCGACGACGCAGAACTCGAACCTGTCGCCGAGCGATCACCAATGGCTGCTGATCGTGCAGAACCTGCTGCCGCTTGTCCTCGTCGATTCGACCAGCGGCCCGGTGTCGATCGCGTTGCCGCCGCCGGGAGTTTCGTCCAGCGGCCAGACCGGCCAGGGCAAGGAAATCATCTACAAGAAAATCTCCGCGGATTCGAACCTCGTCTCGATCACCGGGGGTGCTGAAGGCACGCAGACTTTCAGCATGCAATATGCGGGCCTGCGCTTCAAGTCGGACGGCACTGACTGGTGGGTCGTCGGCGCACTGCCGTGAGTTTTTACAACGAGTACGACTGGGGCGCATGGAAGCTCGATCTCGCCACGCGGTCGGAAGGGACGTTGCCTGACGTGTCACTGCCACCTGGAACCCAAATCGCGTATTTGCAATCGGTGCAGTTCAGCGACGACGAGACCCCGGCGGGCGCGATCGACGGCGTCAATAAAGTTTTCACCTGGGCGAACGCGCCGAATCCGGCTTCGAGTCTCCAGGTCTTTCTGAACGGCGTCAAACAGGCACCGGGCGGCGATTTCACGCTTGCCGGCGCGGTGATGACGATGGGGATCGCGCCGCCCGTGGGCACGACGATAAACGGCAATTACCGCTATTGAAGGGGAAAATCGACATGGTTTCGAAAAAACAGGCGGCTCTGATCATCTTCGCGTTTCTGTGTTGTGGGCTGTTTCTGGGAGCAGTGACGCAGATCGATCTCGCGCACCAGGTAAGCGGGCTCCTGCCGGGAACCAACGGCGGCACGGGCATCAGTTCGACCGCAACTTTCCCCGCCACCGGCACGGTGATGATCACGACGACCGGGGTCACGGCGTCACAGTTGCCGAATCCGAGCGCCTCGACTCTGGGCGGAATTGAATCAATCACCTGCGGGGCGAATTCGGCGGTCACCACGATCAGCACCTCCGGCGTGCCCTCTTGTGTGTCTACGCAGAGTGCGATCACATGGAATCAGGCCGCGCCCTCCGGTTCGATCAATGGCTCGAATACGAGCTTCACTCTATCGCCGACGCCGGCAGCCAGTGCGGACGTGAATTGCTTCCTGAATGGCGTCCAGCAGCAGCAGGGCTCGGGCAACGATTACACGATTTCCGGCGCGACCATCACTTATCTCACCGCACCGCCCACGGGCTCGAAACTCAACTGCCTCTGGTACTGATGAATGCAGAAGCGAACCGCGTGGCTCGTCGTCATCGTTCTCGTGGCCTCGTTCGCCGCGCTGGGCGCATCGACGCTGGTCAATCTTGCGACCCAGACCACAGGCGTGCTGCCTTGCACTGGGCTTCCCGCCCTGACCGGCAACGTCACCACCAGTTCGGGATCGTGCGCGACCACCGTCGCCGCCGTGCCGATCGCACTGGGGGGCATCGGGACTTCGGCGCTCACGCCGGGCACGACGGTCGCGATGAGTTTCTCGGCGGGGACGGTTTTCACTCTGACGCCGGCGCAGACCGAAACCATCAACGCCTCGAACTGCACCGCCGGGCAGCAGGCGACGCTGATCGTCACGACCAGCGGCACGACCAGTTTCACTTTGACGTTCTCGACCAACTTTAAAACCACCGGCACGCTCGCGACCGGAACCACCACGGCGAAGCAGTTCGCGATTTCGTTTATGTGCAACGGAGCGACGGCGACGGAGATGTCGCGCACGGTGGCGATGTAGCGGCGTTTTTATGAGCGCAGAAACTGAAATCGACGTGCGGGCCCTCGATCATCAGTTCGGCGAAGCCCGATCCTTGGATAAGCTGCCGGCGCCGAGTTTCATCGTGTTCCGGTCGCGCGATTTTCGTGCTATTCGCGCGCTGTGTGTTCACCCACGGATTTTCCCGCACATCTGTGATGACTACTCGAACGATGCGAAGGCGTGGCAGCCGACCGAGAACGAGCAAGTGATTCACTTACTCGCGAAAGACGATCAGGGAGTGTTCGGCTTCGGCGTCTTCATCCCACAAACCCACATGCAGTACGGCGCGCACATGGCTTTTCTGCCGCGCAGCTACGGCAACCTGGCGCTCGCGAGTTTCAAAGAAATGATCGCGTGGATGTGGCGCGAAACGAAAGCTCGTCGGCTGGTCGGTGAAGTGCCCCGCAACAATCACTTGGGAATTCGCTTCGCGCGGCGGGCGGGATTCGAGTTCTACGGGATCAATAAGCGCTCGACGTTGCGCGGCGGCAAGCTGCTCGATCAGGTGTGTCTCGGCATTTCGAAACCCTAAAGAAGAAATCCTATGTCCTTCATCGGTGGAATCGCAGGCGGACTTCTCTCGGCCAACGCGGCAGGCAACGCAGCGCAGGCGGAAGAGCAGGGCGCAAAGCAAGCCCAGACCACAATCGAGTCGAACCAGACCAACGCCAACACGGCGCAGCAGACGGCGCTCTCGAACGTCACCGGCGCAGAGCAGCCTTACCAGACTCTGGGCTCGACCAGCGCGAATGCGCTCGGCACGCTGCTCTCGAACGGCTTCCAGGCTCCGACGCTTCAGCAAGCCGAGCAGACGCCCGGCTATCAGTTCCAGTTGCAACAGGGTACGCAAGCCCTCGATGAGAACGCGGCCGCCAATGGCACACTCCAGTCGGGAAACACCGGCGTCGCGCTCGAAAAATATGGCCAGAACCTTGCGGAGGGTGCCTACCAGCAGACTTATAACAATGCGCTGCAAGCCTACAACGCGAATGCCAACACGCTCACCGCGGGCGCCAATCTCGGATTGAGTTCGACGGGGCAACTGGCGGGCGCAAACCTCACCACCGCAGGCAACACCGCGAACATCGATCTGACTTCCGGGCAGGAAATCGCGCAGCAACAGAACAATGCGGCGGCGGCGCGCGCGCAAGGGATCCTCGGCCAGGCCGCGGGATATTCGAGCGCGATTTCGAGCGCAGCCAGCGCGCCGGGTGACTTTATGACCGGCGGGATCGGAGCACTCTGACCATGGGAACGATTCCGGCTCCAAACATCTCGCAAGACGCGATGCAGATCGCGGCCATCCCGCAGAACGCCGCGGCCGAGTACGCGCGCGCGGCACAACTGAAGCAGCAAACGGCCGCGTCGCGCCAGCAGATGCAGCAATCGGCGGCGATGGCTCCGGGCCAACTGGAGCAGCAGGACCAACAGATTCAAGCCCAGCAGCGCCAACTGAACGACCAGGACGCGCTCACCAAGACCATCGCGCAATTCGATCCCGACAAACACACGATCGGAGATCTGCCAAAGATGGTCACCGCAAACGGCGGATCCGGGCAAGCTGCGCTCAATATGCAGCAGAACATCATCACCCAGAAAAGGAATCTCGCCGGGCTGACCGATGACCAGTTCAATCAGGAGCAGAAGAAAGCCGATCTGATGGCCGGCGTGCACGATGAAGTCACGAAAGCGGATCCCGCGGACAAAAACACCGTGTACCAGGCTGGGCTGCATCGGCTCGGCGCCGCCGGCGTCGACGTCACAAAGGAACCGATCAACTATCCCGGTGACGATGTTTTCGCGCAGCACTTGAAACCGATCGAGCTGCACTCGACGCTGATCAAGGAAGAGCAGAACGATCGCGAGACCACGGCCAAAGAGCAGGAAGCCCAGGCCAAGCTCACCGGCGCGAATACAACGCAGCAGCGCCTGCAAGCCGAGATGCCTGGCGGCCCGCTCGAAGCGCCCGACAAAGCAGAACTCGCGGACTACCTGAAAAAGAACCCCACCAAAGGCCCAAGCGATTATGTGGCGTGGAAGGCGAAGCAAACGCCGACCGCGATGGTGCTCGGCAACATGCTCGGCCAGGGCGGCGAGAATTCGGCGCTCGATCAGCAAGCCGAAAAATACTTTCAGAGCGGGCAGCTGCCGAGCGGATTCAATCGTTCACCGGGCACGACGGCCGCGATCATCAAACGCGCGAACGAACTTCACCCCGGCGAGAGCCTAGCCGAGAACTCGGCCAACTTTAAGGCAAATCAGGGCTCGCTCACCTCCCTGCAGAAAAACTTCGATCAGGTGTCGGCATTCGAGAACACCGCCGGCAAGAACCTCGATCTCTACCTGCAGAAATTGAGCGCGATTCCCGATCTCGGCGTGAAATTCGCGAATATCCCGCTGCGCATGATCGACGAAAAGCTGATCGGCAGCGATAACTATCAGGCGATGAAGGCTGCGCAGCAGACCGCTTCGGCCGAGGCCGCGAAGGTGCTCTCCAGCGCGAACGCTTCCGGAGTGCTGAGCGACTCGCAGAAAAAAGAGGCTGAGGATATGTTGAGCGGAAATCTTTCGTTCTCGGCCGCGAAGCAAGTCGTCGCCACATTGAAACAGGATTTTGCGAACCGCCATCAGAGCTACCAGGCGCAGATCGGCGACATTCAAGGGCGACTCTCGAAAGGCAACACCGGAGGAAAGCCAGGCGCCGAAACCACCACACCGAACGCGGCGCAGCCTGGCGCTTTTAGCTGGGACGCGATGCCGAAACACCAGTGAGCTTCGCGCCTGTTCTGACTTGGGAGCAATACCAGCAACTCCCGCCCGCGCAGCGACGCCGTCCGCTCACTGAGGCCGAATATGCGCAACTCACGAAACAGCAGCGCATCGCGGCCGGCTTCGAGGAAGACGACCAGGGAGCTCCAGCAGATTTCAGCGGCCGCGTTTTCCCCAACCCGACCCACATCCAGCCCCATGCCGACACCGATCCCGCAATCGATCCCACGCGCCTGCCGGAGGGCGTCACGTTTCAGCGCGGCAACTGGTCGGGCTCGCCGCAGATGGACATCTCGAATCCCGCGGCCGCCGATGTCTTGCCGGCAATGGGGCGTGAGATCGGCACCGATTTTTCGAATCATCCCGTGAGCGACCCAGCCACAGTTCCGATTTTCGATCCCCAGGGAAATCTGCGCGACGTGCCTTATGCGCAGATGAAGAGCGCCGTCAACGCCGGCGGAAAGCCGGCGGTGCGCTTCAAGGATCCGAAGGGCGATGTTCGTTTCGTCCCGGCCGATCGCACCGCGGACGCGGTGAAAAGTGGCGGTACGCTGTTGCCGATCGAAGACCAGGACATCAAACATCCTGGGTTCTGGCACACGGTCGCCGAGGATTTTGTCGGCGCCGCGCATGCGATCGCGCCAGGGCCAACGGCTCTGGCTGATGCTGCGATCGGCGGATCGTTCAAAGATTCGGCGAAAAACCTGCTCCAGACGATCGCGCCAGGCCTGCGCACGGGCGAACTGGCAGCCCAGACGCCCCAGCAAGATGCAGCGCGCAAGGCGGCCGGCTATTCCCTGCCCTACCGCGCGGCCGCCCCGATCGCGCAAGCCGCCGGCGCCAACGTGCCAGGAATGGAGCAATCCGCGGCCGCGGGTGACGTCGGCGGGGTCGCCGGGCACGTCGCCGCGGCGGAAGCTCCATATGTTGCCGGCGCCGTCGCGCCCGCGCTCGCGCCATTCAGCGAAAGGCTGTCGGCGCGCCTTCCGGAATCGTCTCGCGTCGCCCAGACCGTGGGAAAGACCGCGGCCGATGTGGCCTCGGATGTTCCGATCGTTCGCCAGCTTGCAAAAATCAAAAAGAACTGGGAAGCGACGGCGCCCGCTCCCGCCCCGCCTCCCGCGGCCGCGGCTGCACCTTTGGACGCCACAGCCGAGAACAAGCCCTTCGCTGGCGAGCCGCCACCGAAGCCTGCGCCCGTTCTCGACGCGACCGGAGAAAACAAGCCCTTTGCCGGCGGGATGGATGAGTACGTTCCACCGCGGCCGAAGGCGCCGCGGACGATCGTCACCGATCCGGCAACCGGCCGCCCAGAATTCTCGGATGTAGTCGAAGCGAAGCAGGCGGCCCCGCCTGAGACGAAAGGTGAGCCTGCTCCTGTTGAAACGAAAGCAGTTACCACTGAAACGCCACCGATCGGTGAGCAACCAGTCGCCAAAGGCACCCCCGCCGAGACACCAGGCCCGGCCGCCGACGATCTACTGGAACGCCTCAAAGGTGTGGCCGACCGCATCCAGCAACAGGAGACTGCCGCGCCCGGATCGGCCGACGAAGACCTGGTCCAGCAGGCGCAAGATTCCCTCGATATGGTCCGGGCCAGAAAGGCGGTAGGAGGCCCACAGCCAAAGACGTCCGCAGAGAGCCTGGACGAGTTCAACCAGCGGTTGAGTGCCATTGCCGACCGAAAGGCGGCTACAGCGGCAGGCCAAGCGCCGGGCGGGGCATCCTCGGGGGCAAACAGCCTGCAACCGAGTGCGGGGGGCGCCATCCCGAAATATGTGTATCGCGTGCGCGACGTCGGAGAAAGCGGCGTTCCCGCGAATGGCTGGGCCAACACTTCGCTCGAAGAGGCCCAAAGCCATTTACCGGGACGCGAAGACGTGCAAGGCAAGCCGCAAGAGATCGTGCGTATAGATACCTCAAAGCTCGATCCGGCGCATTACACCTTTACGCCTGGACCGGGCGCTCACGATTGGGTGAAGTTTAAATTCGCGGCCCCGGAGCGAGCTATTTCGCCGGCCGGGGCTGGGGCGACGAAGGTGCAATGACTTGCCGCGCTTTTGAGTTCCCCGGCGAATGTGATTCCATGACGGGACCAGCGATCCCGGAGCGCTTGGCGCAATTCAAGCAGAGGTAGGCAACTCCGTTCACCTCGATCACTTGCGGCTTCAGTTCGTGGCAGTTTGAGCATTCAATCATGACTAATCTTCTCTCACCGCGATTCCCCTCGCCAGACCACGAAAGCCTGATTACCAGGCTCTCTTTGGTGCTGGTTACCTGCCTGTTACTTTTGTGCGCCCCTGGTCGCGCCCAAACGTCGGTCGTGCTCTCCCCGATCCCGATCCAGCAGCTTTTCGACGGGAACGGCCGGCCGCTCGCCTTCGGCTGCGTTTTCAGCTACCAGGTCGCGACGTCGACGCCGCTCTCGACCTATACCGACTACACCGGGACCACGCTGAACGCGAATCCCCTGATCCTCTCCGCCTCGGGAACTTATTCCATGTGGCTGCAAGCCGGCGTCTCCTACTCGCTGGTGGTGAAATCAGCGGGCGGGTCGAATTGCAGCTCGGGCTCGACAATTTCCTTTCTGAACGGCGTCGGCGGCGGGTCGACCACCCTGACCACGATCGTGCCTTACACCTCGACGCCGGCCTTCCAGGTCGCGGCCCAGAATCAACTTTTCGAAATCACCCTGACGGGCAACGCCAGCGCCCAGCCTCTGACGTTCGTCGGAGTCACCCCGCCGAGTTATGTGGTTTTTCAGATCACGCAGGACGGCAGCGGAGGCCACAGCTTCTCCTGGCCGGCGAATTCGGTCGGCGGCTGCACCATCAACTCGGCCGCTGGTTCGACTACGCAACAGATGTTCGTTTACAACGGCACGAATGCGACCGCGGTCGGGCCTTGCGTTTCTGGCGGCAGCATCTTCGTGGGCGCGATCACCGCAACTTCGATCGTGGATCTCGGCGCTCTCACTGTCGACGGCTTCTCTCTGCTGAATGGATTTCTGGGCTGCGTCGAAGGCACTGCGCCGACGCCTGTAAGTGGTGAAGATTTGGCATGGTGCGACTCCGGTGGCCACCGCTGGGGATTGAATAACGACGGCGGAACGAACGATTTCTTTGTCGGCGAAGCGACCACCGACACCTTCACCAATAAAACTTTCGACACCGCAGGCACGGGAAACGTGCTCAAGATCAACGGCAACCAGGTCACGGCCGCGACGGGCACCGGCGGATCGAGCCAGACCGCCGTGTTGAACGGGAACCCGACTCTGGCCGGATGGAACTGCGCCATCACCACGAAAACCGCCCTCTACACGTTGACCGGCGCGGATTGCATCGTCGAGGCCTCAGTGTCTGGTGGCGGGTTCACGCTCACCTTGCCGCATGCCATCGTCGGGCAAGACTGGGAGATCACGCGCACCGATTCGACTTCGAACACGCTGACCATCGCCGGCGATTCGGGAAATGTGAATGGCGTCGCTTCGATCACCCTGGCGTCGAACTCTTCCCTGCGCTGCCACGCCGATGGAACTAATTCGTTTTGCCACACCTCGACCGGCCCGCTCAACCTTTTCACCCAGGTCGACACCGAATACAGCGCTAGCGGGACCGGCAGTTTCACCTTCACGTACACCCATCCCTATTCCGCCGCGCCGGCGTGTTTCTGCACGGCTCTGTCGTCGGGCGATGCGGGCACCGGCGGCTGCAACATTTCGGGCACGCCCTCGACCACGCAATGCCGCATCAACATCGGCGACTCGGCGACCGGCGCTTACATCCAGGTCATCGGCAAGCCCTAGAAAACTTTTCCCCGAAAGGAAATTCCCTATGTACCTTCGACGTTTTCTCTTCACCCTGTTCGCGGTCGCGTTCGCCTTTCCGGCGTTCGGGCAAAGCACCGCGAAGACTTTCACGCTCAAGGCGGCCAACGCATGCGCCCCGGTGAGCGTGAGCACTTACGCCAGCGTCGGGATCCAGGTCACCGGAACATTTTCCGCGACGCTGCAGCCGGAAGTTTCAATCGGTGGCCAGTCGCCGCAAAACACCCAGGTCACGCCGACCACTTCGAGCACGGCGCAAGCGACGATCACGACCGCAGGAACCTATGTCGCGGCCGTGGGCGGGATGGATACATTCCTGCTGTGCGTCAGTTCTTATGTTTCCGGTTCGGCGGTGGTGTGGCTGAATCCGAGCGACAAGGTGAATGCGTCGACACTCGGCGGCTCTTCGTTCCCTGTGATTTCCCCGCAGGTGGTGAGTTCCGGCGGCTCGATCACGCCGACCGGGACCGGCCAGATCGCCAGCACCAACGCCTGGGATCCGCTCGCCGCCGGCGCGATCTATCCATTCGTTCCAACCTTCACGATCAATAACACCGGCGGCTCTCTGACTCAAAACGTGGTCTATGTGCGCCTCACCTATGTCGGGCCTTCGGTGATCGTGCCCTCGGCCGAACTGAAGGCCCAACTCACGACGACGAGCTGCGCCTCGAACTCCACCTGTCAGATCGTCGTCAACATGCCGACCAGTTGCCAGGCTGGGAGTCTGCCGGCGGGCGTCACTGGCTGCACAGTGTGGGACACGGCTGCGGGCGTAAATCAAGAGCTACAACAAGCGGCCGCGAACGCCTGCGTCAACATCACCGCTGCAACCTGCACAATCAACACCCTCGCTGCCGGATCGGCGATTGCTTCTCCACCAGCAGGAACCGGAGTAGTGCCTAGCAGTCTCACGGCGATTGCGCAACCCGATTTCATCGTGCCCACCACCTACATCCAACTCGGCGATGGCACTTACGCTCCGGCGGGAGGCATCGACTATAGCTGCCTGAACTTCATTTGCGGCCAGGAGCCTGTAGGCGGCGTTGCACCAGCTATCGGCAGCACGCCTGGAACGTTCACTTGGACGCACCGATTTTTCTTCAACGATACCAACGCCGCGCCAATTCAGGCGAACGACTTTATTTCCATTCACCACTTAGCCGGACAGACTACGGCACAAGAGTTGCTTGGGGCTAACACGCTAGGAGTTGATGACCGTGCTTTCGGAGTTGAGATGGTGGATGCCGGGGCGAACTTCACAGGCAATCAAATCGGGCAGTCCTTGTCGCAATACAACGAGCGCATCCTCGCGAATCCTGCTTTCACTTGTATCGGCGGAACCTTTCCCAATTCCGAGGTATGTGCTGGGGCAGGCCGTTTTGTAGTTGGAGATATCCGCACTTCGCCTACTGGAACCCAAGGTGGCCCGACAGTTGCGCTCTCTGGGTCCAATCAGTCTGGGAATGGTGCGGGAACTATAATTTGTCCAAGTGCGAGTGTATTTAGCGACCCTCCCTGCGTTGTTGGCGTGGCGGGCGGAGCGAGCGTTACCGCGAATGCAACCTTTCCTGCGTCTTCCGAAGTCATCGGCGGCTGGTTTGGGACGAACGCCTCGGCTGGGCAAAACGGCTATGGGTTCTCGGTTTGGGCAGATGCTCAACCCAGCAACCGATTCGGAAAAGGTAATTTTGGGCTTTACTCTGCTGATTTTGGCACCGATCCGCGAGACTTTGGGCTTCTGTTATTCACCCAGACCGCCAACTCCAATAAAGCCGCGTTCATGGGACCAGTGTACGAATTCCAGCCTGAGATCGGGACCACAGTCCCAAGTCAACTCGGGAACGCCGGCGCTTTAGGAATCTTCCAGTTCACTCCAACTACAGGTGGCTCGACCACCTGGCAGTATCAGATCGTGCCCAAAGACCTGGCAGGAGGTTGGTCGCCAGCGACCACTGGCACCACATTCAAAACCACGACCGGAGCGGCGACGCTGAACGGCAGCACGTTCAATCAGATCGTCGTCCCATGCAGCGGCCTCGGAGCTGACACTACCGGCAGTCCCTGCGTGATCGGAAACGGAGCAACTCTTTATGGCGTAGTCGCCTACGATGTGTACCGCACCACGGCGGGCGGAACGCCGAACACGACCGGCTATATCGCCACTTTCACCTGCGCTTATTTCAGCGCATGCACGTTCATCGACACGGGGCTAGCAGTGATCGCCGGGGCAAACAACGATCCCACTCCGCCGGCCTACAACACCAGCGGCGCAATCGCGGGCTACACCTACCGCACGATCACGAATTGCGCGGCTGTCGGCTCGGCGGCTAGCCCATCAGTTGCCGCTTGTGGCGCGGCACCCGCAGGCACCGTTTCCTGCGCCACGAATGCGACGGCCACCTGCACGGTCAACACTTCGGCGGTGACCGCATCCAGCCAGATTTTTATTTCGCAGCGGGAAGATACGACCACGGGAACACGGTTAGGCGTGACTTGCAACGTGACCCCCAGCGTGATCATCGCCGACGAAAACATAACGGCGGTGGTGGCCGGCACGAGCTTTTCTTTCAGCCTGACGCAACCAGTGACCAACCCCGATTGCTTCAGTTACTTCATCGTGAACTGAGCCGCCTATGAAACGCTCTTCGCTGATTTTTGCCCTGATCCTTTTCGCGTGCTGCTTTGTGCCCTCATCGCTCGAAGCGCAGAATGCGCGCGCCCCGATTGCCTTTCCGTCGATCACCTCGCAGTATGCAACACCCTTCCTGGTGGCGAACGTCGCGCCGAACCTGCCCGTGATCGCGGTCTGCACCTATCCCGCGAATGCGCTGCCCTGTACGAATTATGCGACGACTTACACGTCGGCGGGAGCCGCGTGCCCAAATGGATCGCAAGACACTCCCGACCCTCAGCCCTCGGCGTGCCAGTCGACCGGCGACGCGCAAGGCAATCTCGGATTCTGGGCCGCGCCGGGAAAGTACGCCTACACCGTCTGCATCCAGAACACGACGAGTTGCTTCGGCCCGTACACGATCACGCTCTCGCTCTCGGACACGAGCGGCACCTGCACGATGAGTTCGGGCCAGTGCGCGGCGATCCCCTTCGCGACGGCCTACGCGACTACGCCGAGTTGCACGGTGACCTGGACCGGCACCGGAACGCTCACCGGATTCCTGTCGAGCCAGCGCACCAGCTCCGGGCTGCGCCCGAAGTCGAGCGTGAATTCCGACACCGCGGTGGTCGACTGGAAATGCCAGGGCAATCCGAACTGATTCCCGCCTATAACTCAGAGCTATATGATCACCAACCTCAAAGATCAACTCGTCCGCGACGAAGAGCTGCGACTGAAGCCCTACACCGACAGTGTGGGCAAGCTCACCATCGGCATCGGAAGAAATCTCACCGACAAAGGGATCAGCTTTCAGGAAGCGCAAGGGCTGCTGGCGAACGACATCGCCGACGCGACCGCCGACCTCGAAGCGAAGCTGCCCTGGACCGCGACGCTCGACGATGTGCGCAAGGGCGCGCTCGTAAACATGGCGTTCAACCTGGGGATCGGCGGCCTGTTGGAGTTTCACGATTTTCTTGCCCGGATGCAGCGCGGAGATTTCTCCGGCGCGGCGGGGGCGATGCTCGATTCGCTCTGGGCGCGGCAAGTCGGGGCACGGGCGACAAGGCTGTCGATGCAAATTCAAACTGGAACCTGGCAATGACCGACCTGAACCTGATCGAACGAATCATTCTCCGGAGGGAAGCTATGTCGTTTTTAAAAAAGTACTGGCCCACAATCGTGGCGGCGCTGGGCGGGGTGATTCCCTTCCTCATGCCGTCGATCCTTGCCTACGTGCAAGCTCACCCGCACACCACCATCGGAGTTTTACTGGCGTGTGTGATCGCGGCCTACCACGCGACGGCGCCGCAGAATCAGGGCACGTCGAATTCGCCGGCAGGCACGAATCCCGCGATGAAGGCTATAGCTATAAGCTTATTGATTCTCGGCCTCGCGCATCCGTCCGCTTCCGCGCAAACTCCGGCACCGGCCCTGACCAACATCTACGCCGCGGGAATTTCCTTCAACAATGGCGCCTCGCCTGCGATTGCCGGGACCGGGATGTACGCGCACCTGATCGCGGACGGAAGCGGCACTTACGCTTTCACCGTCGTCGACGCGCTGCCGACCAGCCTGAAGCCGTTCACGGTCACGTCAAACTTCGGAGCCGGGATCGCGCAGAAAGTTTTCACGATTGGCAGCGTGCCGATTTTCGTTCCGACATCGGCCGGGATTTCCTACAACGGAACCAATACGGGCTGGGCCTGGTCGACCGGAGCGCTGGCCTCGATCAAGGTAAAAAATAACTGGCGCATCTTTCCGAACGTGCGGATCGTGAAGTCGTCCGTGTCGAACGGGAGCGGCTACCAGCCGATTGTCGGGGTGATGTTCGGCTGGGGCTCCTAGCTCGCTTCCTTCAGGCGCTTGGCGGGCGGGAGAATCTGCCCTTCGCCGAGCG